TTGCCTCCATCAGGAGATTCGTATATTAAGTTATTCTCCATAATATGCTGCATTTTTTCCGTGCTCCATGAATTTTACTTTTGTAACTCTTACTCTACCTTCAGTTTCTTCATGTACAAAATCATCTAATTTATTAAAAATATATTCTGCAAATTTTTCTGCTCCAGTTGCTGGTATAACTCGTAGTTGAATTACACCTTCTCTATCCATTGTTCTAAAATATGGTAAGTATGGATCATCTTCAGCTATAACAGTAGTATGATCAAACATATAATCCATCCATTCTTTTGCAGACAAATCATTAATCTTTGTTTTTGCTCGCTTCATGCCCCCAAAATCCCAAACCCAATTTCTATGATCTAATTCTCCTTCAAAATATACTTTAAAAGATATACCATAGCCATGTAAGAATCTACAATGTGTATCTTCTGCTTTCCATTGACGAAACACTGTACTAAATCCGTCAAATACTTTACTTGATTTAAATTTACCCATTATTATATCCTTTTACAAATTCATAAAATTCTGCTCTCGTAGCAGTGTCATTTTTAAATGCTCCAGTAAGTTTACTTGTTTTCATTGACGCTCCACCATGTTTAACTCCTCTACATGATACACAATTATGAGTTGCATCTATCATAACAGCAACTCCATTATTATCATTAATAATAGTATCAATTGAATTATGAATTGCAACTGTTAACTGTTCTTGTATTGCTCCTCTTCTGCCAAAATGCTCTACTAATCTATTTAATTTAGACAATCCAATAACTTTACTGTCTTTGCCTGGAATATATGCTACATGGACTCTACCCATAATAGTTTGATGATGATGAGAACACATTGATGTTAATGGAATCCCTCCTTCAAATACCATACCATCATATCCATCTGATGGAAATGCTGTAATGTCTGGAGCTCCGTTATATCTTCCGGCCCATAAGTCGTTTACATATGCTTTTGCTACTCTTCTTGGAGTGTCATTTGAATTTGGATCATTTCTCCAATCACATTGTAGTGCATCTAAAAATTCTCCGTAAGCTTTTGCAGCTTTTTGAATCATTTCATTTTTTTGATAGTCATCTAATGGACCGCCTTTTACTACTCCATTAGCAAATCCTTCTTTTACTAATTCAATACTTTTTTTAGTCGTCATATCTATGTTTTAAATCTTTTAATAGTTTTGAAATTGATTTAACTGTTTCTAAATTAACTGTTAACCATTTTTTATATCTTTTTTGCTGCAATATTAATTCACTACACTTTTCATACTCTTCTAATTGTTCTCCAACTGAAATTAAATATGATAAAAATTCATTGATTGTTTTATTGTATTCTTTCATAACTGCTTCATTTAACATATGAAGCTCAATACCATCTTTATGCGAAATTATATTGAAACATCGAAAAAACATGCTCCTATCAACATCGGATGGATTTAAGAAATTAAAACTCATTACTTTTTATTTTAATATAATAAATTAATTGATATTATCCAAATTAATATGGACAATGATAACAGCCATTTGTACAACAATATCCACGCTTTAAATGATAATTTTTTGTCATTATCATCATACCACCTTTCCAATAAAAATCTTGTTCAGAATTAATTTGTTCTTCTAATTCTAATTTTGATATCCAATCATCTGATCTCATTATTGTATTTCGCAAGCTCCGCCTGCACACGCTAATTCTCCAGCTAAATCTGTTTCATCTTCAGTTTCAACTATTTTAGTTAAATCAACGTCTTTTAATGTTGTCATTAATTCGTTATATTTAGTTTCTGTTATATCTTCGAATGGTGCTTGAGTATATGTTCCTCCATCATAAGGCAATACAGATAAACCATTATAATGTTTTCTATTATCCCACATCCAATCGCCTGCTGTTTCCCATTCTTCTTGTTTTAAACTAACAGTTGCAGATACATTATGAGTATTAGATCCGCGTCTATGTCCTGGGACTACCCATTCTGTTGCAATTTTTTTGATTCTTTCTAACAATTGGAATGGAGACTCTGTTCTTAATATAGCTCCTTCTGGTGCTTTTTGTGGTATACTAATTACAGCTGTATCATGAGGTCTAAAATATTCATCTTCAATTAATTCTGGATGATGTATACTTAAATGTTTATACATTGATTCATTTTTGCCAACTCTAACTCTTCTAATGTAATAATCATTATGCCAAGCATGAATTCCTGATGATGTTCCTAATGCTAATGATGTTGTGCCAGCTGGTTTTACGGTTGTACACCTAGCTGCAGGATTTATACCAATTAGTTTGGCGACTCTTGCGTTTTCTCGTTTTACTAATTGAGCGGCTTTCTTCAAGTCGTAACCTAAAACGGTGCCAGAACCGATTCCTGTCATAGATACTCCTATTAGAGCATCTTTTTCTGTTGTTTCTCTCCATATGTCCCTTAAATAATGAAAGTCAGTGTAACCTGCTTGTAATGTACCTATAAACGTAGCAGCTTTTACTCGTTTATTTAAATCATCCTGCGATTCAATATCTGAAGCATTTATTTCACATAAATTACAGAATTGAAAAGGTCTTAATGCTATTTCACAACAAGGATTTGTTCCCCAATCCTTATCGTTATTTAAATATATACCAGGTTCACCTGCACCTGATAATTCAACTCTCTTCCATAAATCCATAAAAAACTCTTTTGTTACTTTATGTCTCATTAATACAGCTGAATTGTTAGCTCTTCCCCGTTGTGGCGATTCTTCCCACCAATGGCCAGACTTACAACCTATCATTGCATCATCATCTGCTGAAAATAAACTAATTAAAGCTGCTCTTCTAATGCCACCGGCTAATACAGCATCAGCAATATGGCAAACAATATCATGAGTTTCTAATGTCGACAATCTGTCGCCATCTTCTTTTGCTTCTAATAAGCCTGTTATTTTTAAAATACATTCTTTTAATGGTTGTGGCCCTGGTGCTTTTCCTCCAGACGTAACTAATTGTGCTCCTTTTGGTCTTATATCAGAAAAATCAAACTCTATCCTAGAACTTTTGCCGTTTAAATATGATTTCATTAATACTTTAATAGCATCTGCCCACCCTTCTATTGAGTCTCCAATCAAAAATCTTCTTTTTCTTTTAGGATATGGTTTATTAACTGGTGGCAATTTTGTAACGTGGTGATTTTGTACTGAATATCCTACTCCCGTCCCACCAAGTAGTAAAAACATAATCTCACTAAATGAATCAATATGATCAATGGGTAAATAAGCACAATTATAGACACGGTTAGGAGAGATCTCAATAGGCTTCCCGCCAAATTGTAAAGATCGCATCGATGGTAAAATTTTCTTTTCATATACTAATTCATAAACATCTTCAATTTCATCTTTTAATTCAGGATATCTTTTAATATGCATTTGTTTATTTCTCGTAACTAACTCGTGCCATGTTTCTCTTCTATTTAATTCTGGTATAAATTTTGCATACTTCATGTATACTGTAATATCTGATAAAATTTTATTTGAAATGTTCATTTATGACTCCTAATTTTTATTAACTTTAGACAAAAATAGGCCCTCCGAGAGGCCTACTTATTAATTTAATATAAATATAAATACTATCCTAAACTTCCGCCTAAATCTTTAAATTTTTGTGCTAAATTTTTCTTAACCAATGTTTCTCCTGTTTTCATTGTTTGTGTAGTTTGTCTTCCTTGAGTTGTTTGTGGTTCAAAGAAGTTAAACTGCCCATTATTTGTGTTAATTTTACTTGGTAATGTAATACCATCAGGCCCAAATCTATTTTTAATAACATGGCCTCTACCAGTACCTGATAGCTTATCTTCTACTTTTCTAGACAATGACATTAAAAAGTCCGATACCATTACTTTACCATATGATGAAGCTATTTTGTCTGCTTCAATTATATCATCTTCTAATGCAGATCTATTTGCTTGAGTTGCTGTCCATACAGGAACTCCATATTCTCCAGCCATACCACGAAGATCCTCATATAATTCTTCAAGAGCTTCATGTTTGTCTTTACTTGATACCTTTAAAAGATCTGCATAATCCACTACTATTAAGTCTGGTTTATTTCCTAACATAATAGTTTTTTCAACATGGGCTTTAATACCCATTACTCCAACTGATTTAGTTGGATAATATTTTATAATTAACTCTCCAGAAATATTTTTTAATTTTTCTTCAATATCTTCTGTATAATTTTTTAGATTTTGAGCAGCAATACCAGTTATAACAGAATCATATCTTTGTCCTACATAATTTTCATTTAATTCTAATGTATAATGTATAACTGTTTTATTTTGTCGAATTGCATTTGCTCCAATATTAATTAACATCCATGATTTACCAATTCCAGCTGGCGCCATTACTACGCCTAATTCTCCTGGAGCTAATCCTCCATCCATTAAATCATCAATTACATCCCACCCAGTTGTTACAGTGTGTCGTGCTGCTTCTGTATATCTTAATTGAACTTCTTTTTTATATTCATGTCCTACGTCAGTATCAGCGCCAGCTTTCATTGCCGAATCAATCTTTGTTTTTATTTCATCATAATTACCCATTTTAAGTAATCCAACAGAATCCATAATAGCTCGTTTTATTTCTTGATTCTTACAGAACCTAAGTATTTCGTCTTTTACAAAAGTCAGATCGTCTGATTCCATAAATCTAAATACTTCTTTTAATTGTTCTAATATTGCCGTTTTTAGAACATCATTATTTATTTCAGTAACTTTAACTTTTAATACGTCTTTTGAGGGAGGAGTTTTATATTCACGAAAATGATCTAATATTATTTCTAATAACCAACTATTAGCATCTGATTCAAAATATTCTGCTTGAATAATATCAGCAATTTGTTGAAGAAATGTTCTATCAACGAACATTGCTGCTAAAACTTTTATTTGAAACGACCAACCATACTCACTTAACTTATCTGTCATAAATTATTATATAAAAAATAATTACTAAATCCAATTATTTTGTTTTTTGTGCAAAAGCACTCAATGATAACCAAGTATTGTTTAACCAATCTGGCATATTTTTCATAACTGACCACATTTTATCTTCCATGAATAGTTTTCTAAATTCTATTTTATCTAATTCTGGTATTTGTGATTCCATTATACGTCTAATATTACTTTTTGTTTGAGCTGGAATATCTAATAGTTTTAGATTCATTAGTCTCCAGTTATCAGAAATAATATTCTGATTATCTAATATCTTTTTATATGTTTTAGACTCATCTATTTTATCATTACATGTTTTCCATAATGTGTCTAATTCATATTCTTTTGTTAAATTTAAATTTGGAACATGTTTTAATAATGTTTTAGGTCCTATTCCATTTACGCCTGGTATATTATCTGATTTATCACCTGTAAATGATCTATACATAACATAATTTTTAGGATGCACTCCAAATTCATTTAATACTCGTTCTGTATCATACATTTTCTTTTTGATTGGAGACCATATTTCAATCTGATCATTAACCAATTGATAAAAGTCTCGATCTGTTGATACAATTGTAATTTTTTTGCTTTTTTCTTTGTATAGTTGTGCAATATATGCAATAGTATCATCTGCTTCAATACCATCCATAGATAAAAATGTAACAGGTAATGCATCTAAATATGATACTAATCTACTAAATTGATATCGCATAGCTTCTTGCTCTTGTTCAATATTAGCAAAATGATGATCATGTCTTCGTAATCTTGTTTTATTAGCTCGATTACCTTTATAATCTTTATAAATCTTTTTTCTTCTCTTAGATCCACCAACTCCATCAAATACAATGATGCATCTAGAAGGCTTGAAATCTCTAACACATTTTCCAATACTATATAGAAATCCAGTAATACCTCCTATATGTTCTCCATCTTCATTAGTTGAAGGAGTTGCTGAAAATGATCTAATGAAAGTATTGAGTCCATCAAAAATCATAATATGATCATCAGGACTCTGATTTATACTTTCTTTTTCTTTTTGAAGTTGTTTAAATAATTCTTGATACTTATTCATTATGCTTCTTCATTTACAACTTCTTCGTCTACCACAACATCGTCAATACCACCATCAATACCAGCACGATATTTAAAAATATATGCTTCGCAAATTCTATTATACAATCTATCTTTCATTTCAGGATTTTGTATTACTTTTTCTATAAAATCTTTACTTTGAAATTTAACAGTATCTAGAACTTCTCCTGTATCTGGATCAACATCATCTAATGAATACCAAGCTCCTGATTGAGAAACCAATTTAAAATTCTTCATGATATTTAACCAACCACCATAGTTGTCAATTCCACTATCATAATATATTTCATAATCAATTTTTCTATTAGGAGGACCCATTCTATTTTTTACAACATGCACATTGGTTTTATTTCCAACTACTTGATCTGCTCCATTCACTCTAGCTTTAATCATTCCGGTGTTTTTCAAACGAAGTCTAACTGATGAGTGAAATGGTAATGCTTTACCACCTGCTGTTGTCCATGGATCTCCAAAAGATACGCCTAATTTAGTTCTTAACTGATTTGTAAAAATTAAACATATTCTTTCTCTCGCTATCCAATTAGTAACTTTTCTCATAGCTTTACTTAATATAATAGATTTGGAAGTTGCATATCCATCTTTATCATATTCCATAGCCATTTCTATTTTAGTAGAAGCTCCCATTACTGAGTCTACTACTATAGTTACTAATCTATCTTTATCAGACTTTCTAACATTTTCTACAATAGTTTCAATAGTTTCAAATATTTCTTCTATTGTTTCTAATGGAACATATAGCATAGTTTTTAAATCTACACCAATTGCTGTTAAAAATTCTGCACTACTAGCTGATTCTGTATCAATATATACTGCTAATCCGCCTTTCTTTTGTGTTTCTGCTAAGGTGTGAGCTGCTAACAAGGATTTACCTGAAGCCTCAAGTCCTGTTATTTCGGTAATTCTACCAACAGGAAAACCTCCATTTGCACGATTTGAAATAGCTAGATCTAACATTGAGCATCCTGTAGATACCCATTCATTAACATTTGTAGGAGCATCTTCGTCGCCAGCTAAAAAGAATGCTGACTTATAGTTTTGTCCTTTAAATTGTTTATTGATACTATCTGCAAGAGTTGCGGCTAACGAATCTTCCAGTTCGCTCTTTTTCTTTGCCATATAACTGGTCCTTTATTAGTCGTTAAATAAATCGTTGAATGCTTCAGCTACGTCTGTTTTCTTAGTAACAGTTTCTGTTGCTGTTTCTTTTACTGCTTCTTTTGTTTGACTAACATCTGAATCGGCTCCTTCTGGATTCATCCATTCTTGAAGTGCTTTTTCTAGTTCTTCATATGTTGGTTCTGGAAATAAGTCAGTAATTTTAGGCTGATCCATAATTGATTTTGCAATTGCTTTATCTTCAGTTGCAGCTGATGTATTTGGCTTAACTCTAATAGAAGTCTTTGGATATTGTCCTGGTCCTTCTGATGGAGTGAATTCAACATCAATATCTCTACCATTCATTAAGTCAGTAATGTCACCATAATCTGGATCTGCTATAATAGATAATAATTCAGAATAAATAGTCTTACCGAATCCCCAAAATTTTACACCTTCTGATTCTTTACCTCTTACGATAACAGGAACATAAGTTCTCATTTTAGGTTCTATTTTTCTGCCCATAACCCAATCATCTTTATCACCAGTTTTCTTTA